AACGGTTTTAAAAATGCCGTGCGAGGATCAACGATTTTATAAATCCAGACGCCGATTCTTTTATCTGCTCGATAAAAAATAAAATAATTAAAGATCACCACTCGGGGGACGTACTTTTGTGATTTAATAGTATTGTACAAATCTCGCATTGCTGAGCGATACCTTAACAGGGGGTTTTAGGATATGAAATCGACAGAACGATTTGAAAAAGTAAATATAGACCGACTCGTGCCATCCGCAAGGAACGCCCGCACCCATAGCAAGGAGCAGATTTTACAGCTTCGCTCCTCCCTGCGCGCGTTCGGTTTCGTCAACCCGGTCATCGTGGATAAAGACCTGAATATTATCGCAGGGCATGGACGCATTATGGCAGCACGGGAAGAAGGTTTGACCGAAATCCCCTGCGTGTTTGTGGAGCATCTGACCGAAGCGCAGAAGCGGGCGTATATTCTTGCTGATAACAGACTGGCACTCAATGCCGGATGGGACGAGGAACTTTTAGCTCTGGAATTTGCCGACCTCAAGGAACTCGGCTTCGACCTCGAAATTACGGGCTTTGACGCCGACGAGATTGAAAAACTCTTCGCTGACCCCGGCGGGGACGTTGCTGACGACGATTTCGACTTGACAGCCGCTCTTGAACAGGCGGCTTTTGTTTTACCTGGAGATGTTTGGACGCCGGGGCGGCACCGACTCATTTGTGGCGATGCCACGGTATCGGAAACTGTCAGGAAGCTGATGGATGGCCGCAAAGCCAATCTTGTCCTGACCGATCCCCCTTACAACGTCAACTTTGAATCTGTGAGCGGACTAAAAATCAAGAACGACAGCATGAAGGCAGAACAATTCTACATCTTTTTGCTGTCAGCATTTAAGAATCTTTACGAGAACCTCGCCGATGGCGGGGCTTTTTACTGCTTCCATTCAGATTCGGAGAAGGTGAACTTCTTCCGCGCTTGCGTGGACGCGGGGTTTCATTACTCTACGACATGTATCTGGGTGAAAAACGCCCTCGTGCTTGGGCGGGGTGATTACCAGCAAATGCACGAGCCGGTGCTGTATGCCTTTAAGAATACCTCCAAGCACAAGTGGTATTCCGACCGTAAGCAGACCACCATTTGGAACTTCGATAAGCCAAAGAAAAACGCCGATCACCCGACAAGCAAACCCCTCGACCTGCTGGCATATCCTATTGCCAACAGCAGTCAGGCAAACGCCATCGTGCTGGACACCTTCGGCGGCTCCGGGTCGACGCTCATTGCCTGTGAGCAGCTTGACCGCAACTGCTACATGCTCGAATTAGACGAAAAGTATGCTTCGGTTATTTTACGCAGGTATGCCGAGTACAAGCAAAACGGCGGCGAGGATATCACCTGTGAGCGTGACGGCAAGGTATTCCAATATGCCGACCTCGTGAAAGAGGTGGCTTTAATATAGTCAAAAGCGCTATGTGCCCCTTCCAAGTATGATTTTATTCTCAGCTCAATGTTTTTACTCGTTTTCTTAAATCTTTCTTAAGTTTATATTAAACACTGCATTTATTATCACATAATCGCTTGCTATTAAAGGCGTTCAGAGTGATATATGTAGTGCGCGGAGGACAAAAACCCCTGCAAAATCAAGGAAAATGGAGGAAACAAAATGAGAGTAGACAGATACAATGAGATGATGATTGGGCTTATACAGACTGCAATCGAAAAGCAGTGCGTGTTAGGCGACGATGCCAAAGAAGATATTGAAAAGATAAAAGAAATCATGGAGGACTTACAAATGTTTTGGAACTCGGACGAGTTGTTAACTTTCTCCGATTGGGTAAAAAAACTTGAGACGGAATTAGAAAGAATAAATTACAAATAAGAGAACAACCGAGGACAGAGCCAAAAATGGCTCTGTTTTTCGTATGCAAAAAATCTTATTCAAGCGTTGCGTAAGCGTAATGAATGGGTGTTAACGCGATACGGAGCGGCACCATGTTCAAACAACAAGAACGCTATTGATTATAAAAGACCATCAATGCGGTCACAAGTAAAAACCGCAAGTTTTTATTTCAAGCGATGAAAGCTCGAAATAAGTTTACAAAAGGGAAATCAACGAAAGTGTATAGAAAATAAAAAGCAAATTAATAGCGATGAATAAAACAAAAAAGGAATAGTGATGGTTTATGGCGGGTAAAACAAAATATAAAAAATGGTTAGAAAAAGAAAATTTATTGCTATTAACGTGCTGGGCGCGCGACGGCCTGACTGATGAAATAATTGCACAAGAGAAAATAGGCATCAGGCGCGAAACGTTATACACTTGGAAAAAAAAATTCCCAGTAATAAATAACGCCCTAAAAAACGGCAAAGAAGTCGCAGATTACGCCGTTGAAATGACACTATATAAAAAAGCGATGGCCGGCGATATTACAGCCATCATTTTCTGGCTGAAAAACAGAAAACCCGATCAGTGGCGAGATAGGCGCGAGTTTACAAAAGAAAATACTGGGCAAATTGATAGAATTATTGAGGCTGTTAAGAATGTTTAGTCAAAAACAACAAACGGTTATTAATGATTTTAAAAATGGTAAGTTGAAACGCATTAATTTGCTCGAAGGCTCTGTTCGCTCGGGCAAAACCTGGATATCGCTTGTAATGTGGGCGTTGTGGGTGGCGACTATGCCGAAAGACAGCGAATTCCTGATGGTTGCAAAAACAGTAACATCGCTTAATAGAAACTGTTTAAACTTGTTGCAAACACTCATCGGAGTTGATAATTTTACCTTCGTTTTATCAAAAAAAGAGGCGCGGCTTTTTGGTCGGCTTGTTTATTTAGAGGGCGTTAACGATATGCGGGCTGAAGGTAAAATTCGAGGAATGACGCTATCTGGCGCATATTGCGACGAGGTTACCCTTTTCACCGAGGATTTTTTCACAATGCTGTTAAGTCGTCTATCCGAGAAAAACGCTAAATTATTTGCAACAACGAACCCAGATAATCCTAATCACTGGGTTATGAAAAAATACATTGAACGCAGTGATGAGATTGATATTTATGTCATTAAATTTTTGATTCAGGACAATACCTTTCTTGATCCGGAATATGTTAAGCAGTTGATGATTGAGTATACAGGCGTTTACTACGACCGCTATATTTTAGGACTGTGGTGCGTTGCAGAAGGTGTTATATACGATATGTATGATCCGCTTGTACATCTTGTGGATGAATATAAGGCGCGCGACACCGAACAAATGACACGTATATTATACAAAACTGTTTGCATTGATTACGGCACTAGTAATCCTACGGTTTTTTTAATGCTTGATCATACAGACGACGGATGCGTCTATCTATCGAAAGAATACTACTGGGACAGCAAGCAAAAACAACGGCAGAAAACCGATGCAGAATACAGCAAAGACCTAGCTTTGTTTTTAGACGGAGTACAGCCTAAAAACATATTAATTGACCCGTCTGCAACATCATTCATGTTGCAACTAAAAAGAGATGGTTTCAATAATGTGCGGCAGGCAAACAACGCCGTTCTGGACGGCATTAGAAACGTCAGTCGATTATTTGCTACAAATACATTGTATATCATGCGAGGCAAGGCACCAAATACCGAAAAAGAATTGGTGTCTTATTCATGGAACGCCAAAGCGGCTGAAAGTGGCGAAGACAGACCCATCAAAGAAAATGATCACTGCCTCGATGCATTGAGATATGGGTTAGTTGATCATGGTGTTAAATTCAACTTAGGAATAACAAATATCAGGAGGTGAGTAGATGCTGAACAATTTAAATTGGATTAACCCGGGCGAACGATTCCCGCCCGATTCAGAGCGCGAGCGACTGAAGATGTATGCTGACAATAAAGCACTTTTTGAAAGCGAGCATGCAGAAATCTATAAAAAAGACTTGGAGCGCATTGAACGGGTTATCAATGATTTTCAAGAGCGCATCAGTTACCCGGTTGTCCTTAACTTTCAAAAGCTAATGGCATTGAAAATTGCTGATTTTTTGTTTGGTGAACCGCCTGTTTTCAGCGTGGGCGATGATGGTTCCAGAGAGCAAGAAACCATTGACATAATTATCAAAAATAACATAAAGGGCGATAATCTGGTTCAATTAGCATATCAAGCCGCGATCGATGTTGTTCGTTTTGGTGATGGATTATTCGAGATTTACAACGATGGCGAAAAAGGCGTAATAAGCACAACGCAACCGCAAATCTGGTTCCCTGTGGTTGACGAAGACGACATTAAAACAGTTACTCATCATGTTCTTGCATGGGTAACGCAGAATGGCAGACTTAAGATTAAGATTCATAATAAAGGAAATTACGAAATAAGAGAATATCAGACTGACAGGGGTATGATCACAAAAGAGATGGGTGAACGGCAAATTATTCAGACGGGATTAGACGATTTTGCCATCGTTCAAATATCCAACACAAAATCGTCAGACCGAATTACTGGTCTTGATGATTTTACTCCGATAGATTCTATTATAAGTAATTTAATTGTCAGAATAGGACAAGTCGACCGCATCCTGGACAAACATGCCAGTCCAACTGTTTCAGGGCCACAATCAGCATTAGAACGTGATCCCATAGATGGGATGTGGCGTATGAAAATGGGTGATTTTTTTATACGTGATACATTAAATGATCCGCCTGTTGAATATATTGTGTGGGAAGGGCAATTAGCCGCGAACTTTCAACAAATCGATAAACTTGTAAACATGTTATATTCGTTATCCGAGATGGGTGCGGCCCTCTTTGGTGACATGTCTAATATAACGGGCAGTGTTCCGAGCGGAACCGCCTTAAAGCGATTGATGATTTCACCGCTTAGTAAGGTAAATAGAATTCGCATGCAATTTGACCCAGCACTTAAAAAAGCGATACGACTTTGTTCCATGATTGGCGGTGAAAATATTATAAATTTGAAAGATGCTGAAATATCTATCAATTGGTATGACGGATTGCCGCAGGATCCGACAGAAGACGCAGCTATTATATCGAGCAGAACCGGCGGAAAATCAACAATGTCGCAGTATCGGGCAATGATGATCTATGACGGCATGAGCGAAGAAAAAGCGAACGAAGAACTTCAACGCATACAAGACGAAGAGAGCGAAGCAGAACCCATGAAAGCCCCGCCATTTAGCCAAGCAAACAAGTCAACAGAAGTTTCTTTGAAAGAATAAACCATGAACGGCGATATATCATTCGTTCAAGCATTGCTTAATCAATACAATCAGGCTTTGTCTAATCTATATAAACAATTAGAAATACAGAAGACGAGAAGAAATGTTACAACCTACACTAAAACGTTAATCAGAAGTACAAAACAAGAAATTGCAGTATTAAATGATTTTTGTGAAAAATGGGCATTAGATGCCATTCCAGATGCTTACGAGCAGGGCATCAATCAGGCATATACCGAGTACAGGCAAGCGCATATCGATTTAAATAAAGTTGCTGCAAATCAACGCGTATTAAAAGCGCTCGTTGAGAATGCCATTGGAACTCTGCACGACACAAACAATTACTTTGGCAGGCGTATGATTGATGAAATCCGCACAATCGGGCTTGAAGCAACAACCCAGAAGATAGCACGCGGACAAACAGTTAAACAAATGCAAAAGGCGTTACTTGAGCGGCTCACGAGCGATGGACAATTAAACATAACCGATAAAAACGGTCGGTTATTGAACCCAGAAGCATACGCAAAAATGGTGGCGCGAACGACAACCAGAGAAGCCACAAACACGGGTATCTTACAGCAGGTTCGAGACATCGGCAGGGATTTGGTACAAATTTCAACGATACATTCAACTTGTCCGATATGCGCCGTCTATGAAGGACGCGTATATTCTATTTCTGGGAGAGACAAGCGTTATCCACCGCTTTCGAAGGTATTCAGGGGAGGATATAAGACGATTCATCCTAACTGCAAGCACCATATCAGTCCATATATCGAAGAAAACGACGATTATTTCAGGCAAACCTTACAAGAAAGTAATAGAAAGTTTGAAATAACGAAAAAGGAAGAGGCGTCAATCGATCGATATAACGCAGATCAGGCAAAGAAGACGGCTAGGCGAAACGATAGAAAGGAGTGGGAGGCTTGGAAGAAATCAGATGCAGAAAAGGCGCCAAAAACATTCAGCGCATACCGATCAAAAAAACGCGCAAGCGAAAGAAGAAAAGCGCTTGCAAATAAATAATACAGGCCCTGAGCAAGGCGTTAAAAGGCTTATTAAAAAAAACTGGGCAGAGGCCTACAGGAGGATACAAAAAAATGTCAGAGGACACAACACAAATGGAGCAAATCATGGAAGAATCCAATTTGCGAGAGATACCACAGCAATCAATAGCGACGGCACATACAACACCGATACCACAGGGTAAAATGTTTTCAGAAGACTATGTGCAAACCCTAAGAGAAGAAGCAAAAAATAACCGAATCGCTAAAAAGAACATAGAAACCCGGTTGAGAGATCTCATCGGAGCTGGAAAAGACGATGATTTAAACGACGAAAGAATCAATAGTTATAAAGCGTCGCAGGAGCAGGTTGTTAATGAGGCTTTTGAAAAGGCTAATGACAGAATGGTACAAGCAGAGGTTAAGCTTTTAGAAATGGACGGATATGATTCAAAGCTTGTTTTAAGATTGTTAGACAAGACACGTCTTGAAATTGAAGAAGACGGCACAGTGAAAGGGCTTAAAGAAGCTCTCGAAGGCATTGAAGCGGATTTTCCGCAGGTTAAGAAGACGCAGGTGGCGGCGAGGTCGACAAACCCGGCATATGCGGGGCAAACGTCAGAAATCGCGCAACTGGAAACAGATTATGATGTTGCATTGAAGGCGGGTAAGACGGCCGAAGCGATTATGCTGAAAAACAAAATATTCCAACTATCTAAAAAATAAAGGAGAATAAAAAATGGCGAATGAAGCAACTGGAACTTTATGGGGGATTCTAAATTATACAGGCGAATTATTTACAAGTGACATGGTCAATACTCCGTTTTTATCAATGATCGGTGGATTGACTGGCGGGGTAATGACAGACAATTTCGAGTTTCCGACGGCATCCGAATATAATCATGATTCACTGGTGCAGGAAACAATAACGGAAACCGAATCAATTACTGGCGTGACCGCAATCAATGTAACACGCGATCAGAGTAAAAATGTAGTTCAGATTTTTCAGGAAAAAATTATCACAAGTTATGTAAAACAATCAAATCAGGGCAGATTAACCGGCATTAATACAGCCGGGGCACAAAACAACGTTGTTTCGGAAAGGGATTTTCAAATTGCTAGGATGATTGAGCGGGTTGCCCGTAAGGTTGAATGGCATTTTTTGCAGGGAACTTATGCTATATCAGAAGACAGCAACACCCCTAATCAGACTAGGGGCATGATAGCGGCCTGCGCATTGAAGAATACAGTGGACGGGGCAGCGGCGAAATTAACAAAAAGCAAGATCGAAGAATTGCTGTTAGAAATGCATACGAACGGTGCCGAATTTAGAAACGTTGTTATTTTTTGTGGTGGGTTTCAAAAGCGACAAATATCAGATATTTACGGATATGCGCCCGAGAATAGAAATGTCGGTGGTGTGAATATTAAACAGATTGAAACGGATTATGGAAATATTGGCGTGTCAAACCCACATCGGATGATGCCAGCGGATACTGTTTTACTTGCAGATGTATCCTATTGCGCACCTGTTTTTCAACCAGTTCCTGGGAAGGGAAACTTCTTTTATGAAGAATTGGCCAGAACTGGCGCAGCGGAGACAGGTCAGCTCTTTGGACAGATTGGCCTAAATTATGGGCCGCTATGGGCACATGGTACAATAACCAATCTAGCAACGGCTTAAAAAAAGGAACGAATGATGGATATATCCATCTACTTTTGAAAGGAAAATATAAAAAATGTATGATTTAACTTTTTTGAGAAATCCGCAATTAAAATCCGGGTTTGAAGATATTCTGAATCAAGAATTAACCGGGCAAGGTGAGTCGTTTTATGTTGATGTCAATGCCGGTTCTGATTCAAGTGATGGGAAAAGTTGGGGTAGACCATTCAAAACCCTAACGGTGGCAATCACTGCGAGCAATGCAAATATTGCTTCCGGCGCAAAGGGCTGGGCGGCAAGAAATAGAATTTATTTTAAAGGCGACAACAATGAAGCGCATAAAGAAACATTGACGACATTACCGAGCAAATGTGATGTAATTGGCGTTGGAAGCTACGATCACAAACCTTATCCAGTTTTGATTGGCAACCATGTCATTGGCGCGGGAGCCTACATGGGAACACGTTTTATTAACGTCGGATTTAGAAAATTAGCGGCTGGCGGTGCTATTTTTACCGTCCCGACAACTACATCCGGCCTGAAATTTATTGGATGTGTTTTTGACGGGTCCGATACAATTGTTGCCACCTATGGACTTGTGGCAACGGCAGTTGAACAGTTAGAAATTGTAGATTGTAAATTTATTGGCGCGTTTTCAACAGCGGCTATATCAATTGGCACAGGCGAATCAAACGGACTGCTGATTAAAGGCAACTTCATTCAAAGTGGGGCTACTGGTGTTTTAATTAATGCTGGAATGACATGCACGGTTCGAGGCGGTTATATTGTCGAAAATGTTTTTAACGTGGTGACTTTAACTGTGAACGACGCAGCCGGTAAGACGGTGATTGGAGACAATCGCGGAAGAACAGCGGCGGCAAAAGAAATTGCAACAGTGTTAGTGGCCGGAACGGGTATGGCATATAATAACTTTTTCGGAAATGCGACGGGTTGGGGCGTTTATCCCGCGGTGGCGGCGATAACTGAATAAAAACGGGCGGTGTAAAACCCGCCCATTGTGTGAAAGGAGTGAATTAAAATTGAGTGAAGCGCGAATGACGGAAATATTAGAAACGCTTAACCCTGTTTCAACTACACCAGTAAATTATACAACAACTGCTAGTTATGTAGATATTGGAAAACTTGATGCGGCCGGTAAAACGCGGGTTGTTTATACTATTGCAAATTTACATGCTACAAATGGAATAAAGTGGAAAGTTCTGGCAAGTATAGACGATTCAACTTATGTTGAGCTTGAAGCAGAAGCAACAGTGGCTGGGCTCGCTTCATCAAGCTGGATTGCAGATGCAACAGAAGCATCTTACCGATATTTTAAATGTCAGGTTAAAGACGAGGTCGGGGCTGCACATGGAACCGCACAGATCCGGGGTTATGCGAAAATGTAGAAGGGGGTGTTTATAATGGCGTTGACAGTCGGTACTAATACTTACATCTCAAAAACAGATGCGGATGTTTATTTAACAAATGCATATATGAGTTCTGACGTTAAATTAATCGCATGGCAGGCGTTATATATTACTGATGCAGAAGTTTGTTTAAAAAAAGCGGCACAAATCATTGATAGACAGCCGTTAATGGGTTTTAAGGTGGATTCTAATCAGACAATGGCCTTCCCTAGAGTGATATACACCACTTATAATTGGCATAACGACGATCCAATTAAGCGGTATGGAAACGGCTGGTATGAACAGACTGAAACGCCCGACGTTGTTAAATACGCACAGTGCGAAATTGCAATAGAATTGGCGCAAGGCACAAACGAGAGACAAGAATTACAAAAAGCGGGAGTAAGCTCATTCAGCGCCGGGAATCTTTCGGAATCATACGACGGGGCAATTAATAATGTTGTAAGCAATGAGGCTAAAATGTTACTCCAGTCATTCATAGGAGGGAGTTATTTAATATGTTAGGAAATTATGCCACTCAAAATTTAATTCTCTCAAAATGGGCTTCTCGCAACGAATACAATGAACCCATGCGCACGCTCTCTTCCATAAAAGGGAGAAAAGAGGAAAAACTACAATTAGTTGTTAATTCGAACGGCGAGCAAGTCCTTTCATCTGCTTTTGTGATGACAGAAATAGAGGTTAATATAAACGATTTAATTGATGGCCGCATGGTTATTGCTTCTTCTGTGATAACTGGACTATCCGGGAGTACTTTATGGTATGAGGTGTATTTGAAATGAATATAAAAATTGAGGGCATGGACAAACTAAATAGCAAATTGAAGTTATACGCAGGTATATCTAAAACAGTAACGGCTAAAAGCTTAAAAAAAGATCTTCAAGATTTACAAAACAAATCAAGTGAATTAGCACCTTATGATTTAGGCGATCTCGCAGGATCGTCTGACTCAGATGTAAAAGAGACATTTTCGGGGGTGGAGGGATTTGTTTCATTTGACACGCCTTATGCCACCGTTCAACATGAAGATTTAACCTATCGGCACGAACCGGGAAAGCAATCAAAATATCTTGAACAACCACTAAAAGAAAATATCGACCGTTATGTGAAAAATCTTGGTGAAGCGATTAGAAAGGCGATAAAGTAATGAGTCTGACAACAGAAATTGCAACGCTTTTAACATCACAGACAAGTGTTTATATTGGTTCTATCCCGGCAACTCCAGATAACATTGTTGCCATATTTTTAACGGGCGGTTTTCCGCGTGATATGAGTGGTACTCTAGTAGAAGAGCCAACATTTCAAATACGAGTGCGTAATGCAAGTGCGGCAACTGGCGAAACAGTATGCAATACTGTCAAAGATTTATTACACGGAAAATCAAGTGCGGCTGTATTAATGATACAGCAGCAGGGTGACATTTTGAGTTTAGGCAGAGATGAAAAAAACCGCTCCGAATGGAGCATGAACTTCCGGTGTTATTACCGGAGATAATGAAAGGAGAAAAGAATAATGGCAGAAGTAGCAGGAAATCTATTCGAGGTTTATGTATTAGCCGGGGCCACACCCATGACCGCATCAACAGGTGCGAAAGTGTTGTCGATTGATAATGCGTCTTTCAAAGATTTATGTAACATTCTAGAGAAAACCGCTTTTGGTGATACGCACAAAATGCGTATGGGCGGGTTAAAAGATACGGAATTAAGTTTATCTGGAAATTATTATGCAGGTGATACAACTGGACAAGCTGTGTTTATTGCAGGAGATACAATTATGGTTGGTGCTTACCCATCCGGGCCGACTGCTGCAGGGAGACAAGTTGAATGTATCGTTGAATCGGTAGAACAAAGCGCAACACCAAATGATAAAGTCAAGTTTTCAGTGGGATTAGCGGCAAATGGAGCGGCAGTGGCATTACCGGCACGTACATAAGAAAGGGGTGATAACGCATGGCTGAATATTCAGGAAATCAATGTGTAATCAAGATTAGCGGAGCGCCAACTGCAATGGTTGGTGAAGCGACAACAAGCGTAGCGGGAAATCTTATTTATACAATAACAGATGTAAGTAAGCAGGTTTTAGACAGAACAAGCGCTATAAAAGTTCACAAACAATCAACCAGTTTTGCAGCTGAAGCAGATACAACAACTACTACGATAAAAGCAACCGGGCATGGGCTTGTTGTTGGGGATTTGATTTGCAACACAACGCGAAGTAATGCATATAGACTAGTTTTAACCAAGACAACAAACGACTTTACAACTATTGCTATAACGGGGCAGGTTGCAACTGATACAATTATGCGTTATCCAACCGAAGCAGTAAGTAACTATGTTTTAAATCGGTTAAATGGAACAGTCACTTATGCGACAGCGACAACACGTGTCATTAAAATATCAGGGAATTATCTTCCAATGGCCACGGCCGCATATGCGCATGATTTTTCAGATAAACAGCAATGTGACATACACGATGTAACGCCATTCGGGGTTGATAGTAAACAAAGAATCCGCGGCTTAAAATTTGCCTCCGGTTCATTAAAACAGTTTGATGTAACGGATATGACGTATAAAAACGCGTTAACTGCTGACATTCCGGTAGTGTACGAACGCCGCGCATTTTCGGCAGAGGAACCGTCTCGGTTTTGGGTAATGCTTGAAAACTCAGAAGTAACAGCGGCAATAGATGGTGTTGCAGACGGAAGCGTAACCTGGATATCTCATGATGAGTGGTTAAGACTTGGAGCATAAAAACGAAAGAAGGGTTAATAAAATTATGGTAGAAAAAACAGCAGAAAAAATAGCAGAAAAAACAGTAAAAAAAATACTATCACGGGCAGATATACTTGATTTTGACGATTTCAAAATGGAGGAAGTCGCTATTCCGGAATGGGGTGGGTCTGTGTGGGTAAAAGCGTTAAACGGTTCAGAGCGCGATAGTTATGAGGCATCAACAATCAGACAGAGGGGTGCAAATCGTGAAATGAATCTAGAAAACGTAAGAGCAAAATTAGTCGCGTTAAGTGTAATTAATCCGGAGACGAAAGAACCGTTATTTACTGCTGGCGATATTGAAGCAATCGGCAAAAAAAACGCGGCTCCGATTGACAGAATATATACTGTGGCGCAGCGTTTGAGTAAATTTACTCAAGATGACATTGATGAACTAACAAAAAACTAGAAAACCGTTCAGAGCGGTTTTTCTATTATCAATTAGCGGAAATACTTGGTTATGCAAGTGTAAAAAAAATGCTTATTGAGATGACATCTGAGGAGGTTTCAGAGTGGGAAGCCTATTTTGTACTTAAAAACGAACGAATAGAAGAATCCCGAAAAAAAGAAGAGGCGAAAGCACGGGCAAAACGAAACAACAGATAAGCAAGGGGGTTAGCAAGTGTCAACAATAGCAGATTTAGTTGTGAAACTAGGCGCGGATATTTCGGAGTTCCAATCAGCCATGCAACGCGCTCAACATTCGAGTGATTTATTGCTTGGTGGCGTATTGGCACTTTCTGCCGGGATTCTAACTTTTGGCGTCAATGCGGTAAAAGCCGCTGGTGAGATGGAACAAACAACCGTTGCATTTACAACGATGTTAAAAAGCGCGGATAAAGCAGAGACGCTTTTAAGCGAATTGAAAGTTTTTGCACAAACAACACCCTTCGAATTCAACGAGATTGCACAAGCTAGCAAAAAGTTGCTCGCCTTTGGTGTGAATGCGGAAGATATTGAAAAAACACTAAGACGTCTTGGTGATGTATCGAGTGGCATTGGCGCACCAATCAGTGAAATTGCTGAACTATATGGTAAAGCAAAAG